AGATGGTGATGCACAAGCAGGCTCTGGAGGAAACGGAGGAGCAGTAGGTCAGTCAGGTTCTACAGGACAAACTGCACCTAATGGAAATGAAGGAAGAGGTTCTGGTGGCTCTGGTGGTTCAGCAGGAACAGCAATAGTAACTAATGGTCACAGTACCAGTTAAATAGGAGAATAAGACATGGCATGGGCAAGTTTAATAGGACCGATACTCGGTGGAATAATGCAGAACAGAGCAGCAAAGAAAGCAGCTTCTGCACAAACAGCAGCAGGGGAACAGGCTTATAGACGCTCTTTACCTAAAGGTGTTGCTGGAATGTTTGGTGGGTTTAGTTATGATGATGCTAGTCAACAAGCTAGTATGAATTTAAGTCCAGAAATGCAGGCACAGTATGATGCACTTATGGGAAGAGCAGACCAGACAGCAGGTCAAATACAAAACTTAGACCCTCTTCAATTACAACAACAACTGTACAATCAACAGCTAGGATTACTACAACCTGAACAAGAAAGACAGTCACTAGCTCAAGAGTCTAGGTTACTACAACAAGGTAGACTAGGTAGTACAGGTGGTGCAGGTCAGATGCAGGCACTACAGGAAGCACAAGGACAGCAAAGACTTGGTTTGTTAACTGGTTCTTATTCATCAGCACAACAAACATTAGATGCCATGCGTCAAAGAGAAATGATGGATAGACAGGCTGCTCTTGGTATAGGTAACTTGCCTATGCAATATGCTCAACTAGGTATGAACCTTGGACAAGCAGTTAGTCCGGGAGCTCAATTTGCAGGAACTCAGGCAGCAGGTGCAGCAGTTGGTTTAGGTGGAGTACAAAGTGGCATGTGGTCACAACTAGGAACTAAACTAGGTAATATGAATTATGGTGGGTTTACAAATCCTTTTGCAAGACAGGCTCCAATGGCTGGTCGTCTTGATAACCCATACGCATAGGAGATAGAAATGGCAGCAGGATTATTTGGAAATATATATGACGTTCAAACAGCACAGCAGAATCAATTAGCTGCTGAAGCTAGGGGTACAGGAGAAGGCTGGGCTGCTATGACTACTGCTGCTAGAGAACTAGGTGGTGCTATTGGTCAAGGAGTAGGTAGAGCTTTTGGTGGTGTTACTCCGCAAGAACAAAAGATGGAAGAGCTTAATAATATTATGACAAGCGTTCCAAACTTTGACCCTACTAACCCTGAACAAATAAGAGAAATGTCATCTAAATTATGGACTGGTGGTTTCTATGATGAAGGTATGAACATGCTAAAAGAAAGCTATGAGATGCAAAAAGTAGATGCACTCATGCAATACTATAAAGACCAAGGTCAGGCTTTGTTAGCTAAAGGAAGCCAAGTTACTCCTCCTAAACGTGATACAGGTATAACTCAAAACGAATATGACATTGCACTAGGATTAGTTGAAAAGAATTTTGACACTTCTTTCTTTGATTTAATTGACCCTGATTTACCTGCAGGTGCTTCAAAAGAAGGACTAGCACAATTTATTGCTCAAACAGCTAGGAATACTAATTCTAGTTTAGACCAAGTTATTAATCTAATTAAATCTGGAGAACTTAAATTTACTCAAGGAACAACTGCAGCATCCACTGCTCCAGCAGGTTCATCAAATGTAAGCACAACTCCTCTAGCTCAGAATTTAAGATAAATGGCAAAACAAGACCCAAGAGCTACAGTAAGTCCTGTAATGGCTACTCTTTATGAGCAAGCTAAAACTGTTACTGATACAGCTGAACCAGAAGAGTTTCAAGGAAAGCAAGGAATTGCTCCGGGAGTTTTACCTAGTGGTGAAATTGCTGAACTAGATTCTCAATTTGATAATCAAGTATATGTTCAAGACTATTGGGATGGTGTATATAATAATTATTTAGAAAGCCATTCTAAAGCAGTTGAACAAAATGATTTACAACAAGTTGATACGTTAAACAAAGTATATACTAATTTAATAAATAGAAGAGATTACTTTGATAACGCTTATTCTTGCACGTTTAATAACGAATGTGCAGAAGGTGCTGATAATTTTTATACAGACCAATCAGAAGCTTGGACTTGGGATGAGATAAAATATAATGAGCCATTAATGGAATCTTTGAGAAGAACTAACGGTGCTTATAAAATTAATGGTGATTTAAAAACAGAACAAGAACTGTTAACTGAGTTTGTTAAAGACCAACAATGGCTTGAATGGAACATGGTTAGGAAAGGTGTTGATGCTTTAAAGTATGACGAACTTACTGAACAACAAAAAGAAGATAGTGCTTTACAGTATTTAACTTTTCAAAAACTTTATGGTACTTCCGGTAAAGGAGGTATACCTACAGGTCAAAGCTGGAAGAACATAGCTGGTGCTTTGCTTACTGACCCTTCTAATTACTTAGGAGTTAGTGGAATATATAAAGCAACAATAGGTAAAGTAGCTACTAAAAACATAACTAAGAAAGCTTTTGAAAATAGAATGAAAGCTGTTCTTAAAAAGAGAGTTGCTACTAAAACAGCTGTAGCAGGTGCAAGTTATGGTGGCTTGTACACAGGATTAGACAAACTTTCTGATGAAAACATACTTGTTCAAGCAGGACTTCAAGACGAAAAAGATTGGGAAAAGGTTGGTAAAGCTGCGGGATTAGGAGTAGCAGTAGGTGGTACGTTAGGATTTTTACTAGGTGGTACTGTAAAAGTTTTTAATGATGCAGCTGAAAAATACATTGCAAAACAAAACATTAATAACCAAGACTTTATTAATGAAATGTCTAAGGAAGTTACAGACGATAAGTCATTACGTAAGTTTTTAAAGAAAATAGGTTGGTCAAGAAAAGAAATAAAAGAAGAACTGTCTAATTATAGGCAGGCAAAAGTTCAACAATCTATTTCTCTTCCGGGTGCAGGAAAAGATTATATAGTTCCTACACAAGCACGTAACACAGAAAAAGCTTTATTTGGTGATGACACTAAAGATGCTTTCCTTGCTACAAAAACTCCAAAGCCAGTACCTGCAGATAAACCTGCTGACGAAGTTAGTCAAGTAGTAGAAGAAATTGCAGGAACAACTCCTATTAATCCACACGAAGGAATAGTTTTAAGTGAGAAAACTTCTTCTATATTGAAAGAAGTTACTCCTGATGTTAGCGAAGCTAATGCAACAATTTTAAAAAGACAAGTAGATAATACATTTACTCTTGAGGAAAAAGCATTAGTACGTGAAGGTGAAGAGTTAATTGATGAAAACTATATAGACATAAAGTCGATAGATATTCCTATATCTTTTTCTAAGCTTGGACAAAAAGCTTATGACTGGATTAATAATACTTTAGGTCAAGGTGCTACTCGTATGATGTATGGTGGTGATGCTATACTTGTACGCTCAGGACAACGACCTATGGCAGAAGCTATAAGCTCTGCTCAAGCAGCTACTGATTTAAACGTAGCAAGAATAGCTGATGATTTAAAAACTTTTGTAGCTAAAAATTCAGAGGAGCTTGGCAATATAAATAGGTTGATTGAAAAAGCTATGCCTGAAAATCAAGCACAAAAAGATTTTTTAGCTATGCTTAATAAAAAGAAAATGGCTCAGTTAAAAGTATCAAGAGATACTGGAATTATTAGTAAAGAAGATTTTGCTAGGTTTAGACAAGACAAAGGATATATTCCTCGTGTATGGAACACTCAGAAATTAATCACTGCAAAAGGTGCTCAAGAATTTAGTGACTTTTTAAATAAACAGTGGGGTAAGGATGCTAAAGGAGTTCGTAATTTAATCACAAACATTACTGGTGAAAAGAAAATTACAGATGAAATAATTAATTCTCGTTTTTCTCCTGACAATGTAAGAGCTATGTTTAGAAGAAAGTTTGACAGAGAGATGGATGTCAAGCGTTCTACACACTTAGAGTTTGAAAGAAAATTAAAAATTAAACCTGAACTAGAAAGAGAGCTTGATGTTTTTATGGCTCCTGCTTTAGATAGATGGACAAAGTTTTTTGAAGATGTTATCAGGCGTAATGAGTACGCTAAAAGATTTGGTAAGAATGATGAAAGAGTTAAGAAAGTTATTAAAGATATGCGTGCTAAAGGAATGGGAAGAAAAGCTGATGACGTACAAGAGGTTTACTTTACTGCTGTTGGCGACCCTAAGCTATCTAAAACTATTGAAGCAAGAATGGAGAATCCTAGGCTACAACAAGCAGTAGCTAAGGTTAACGCTTTTCAAAACTTAAAGCTAGGACTAGCTGCTATACCTAACGCTACTCAGGCTTTTGTTAACGGTACAGTTATGCTAGGTAAATCAGGTAGTTTATTGACTGCACCATTTAAAGCTATGAGTGCTATTGTTAAGTCTATAGCTAAGACACGTAAGTCTATGGACGTTGTGCATAACGCAGGTGTATTAGGTGAAATAGATTTATCACGTATTGCTACTGAAAATATGCCACACGCTAGGATAGTAGAAAGAGAATTTAAAGGTCCATTAAAATATTTAAACGAACCTACCGCATTTCTTAGAGCTACAGGTTTTCTAAGTGTAGAAGGAATGAACAGAAGGGCAGCAGCTATTATGGCTCATGGACATGTTGGAAGTTTAAATGCTAAACTACAACAGCTAGTTGCAAGAGGACAAGCAAACTCTAAAAAATCAATAAGACTTCAAAAAGAAATGAAGCAACTAGGAATTATGGACCCATTGAAAGGAGATTTAACAGCAAGGGACTATGCAATTAGTGGTCACATGTTTAACAAACACGTTAACTTTTCAGGAGAGTCTTTTAATTTACCGGTTAGTTGGAGCAAGCCTTGGTTTAAATTAATGACTAAGTTTAAATCTTTTATGTTCTATCAAGCTAGGTTTCTTAAAAGACAAGTAGCTGATGAGTTGTTTATAAATAAAAATCCTAAGCCATTGATTGCTTATTTAGCTGCTGCGGGTATTGCAGGTAATCAAGCAGAGTTAGCAAGAGCACTGGTATCAGGAAAGGAAATAGACGAAAATAGAAATGCTTTGGAGTTGTTAATATCTGGTATAGGTAATGCCGGTGGTGCCGGATTATGGTTTGATACAATGCAACAAGTAGCTACTAGAGGACCTGCAGGAGCATGGTCTGCTATAACAGGACCTACTTTCTCAGACCTAGCTTACACAGCAGAGGACTTATCTAATGCTGATATACTATCAATTATAGAAAGAATGGCTCCGAATCTACCGGGTAAAGGAATGGTTTTTAATGAATGGAGGGACCAGTAATGGCTGGAATGTTTAATGGTGGTGGTGAAAACCCTAGTTTTTCTTGGGATAATGATAAAGCTTTTAAGTTTTTAGGCGACCAAGATAAAAGAGAAGATTACTTAAAGGGGATAGTAGGAGAAGAAGGTCCTAGTCCTGACATAATTAATCAGCTTAGAGATTTAGATGAGGTTGAATTAAGACAAGCTGTCAGACAATTACCTAATGATGAAGATAGAAGAGATATGTTAAAGACTTATTACAATGTCTAATCCATTATACATAGCCGGACTCCTATCTAAATACTTCCCTGAGAGCTCCATATCTGCGATTCTAGGCAACATTGATGTTGAAACAGGGGGTACCTTTGACTACACTACTAAACAACGTGGAGGGAAAGGACATGGACTCTTCCAATTTGACTCACAAAAGAAACCATACTTTAACTGGTTAGAAGAAAGTGGCATGCAAGACAGTGCTGAGTCACAGATAAAGTTTGTATCTGATGCTATCTATAATGATAAGTATAACGCAGAAGGAATGTTTACTGGTGCGTTAGATATAGGAGGAAGAAGCAGGAAGGCGATACGGAAGTCTTTTGAGGAAGGGTCTACTGCTGACATTACTAAAACTTTTTCTCAAGAATATGAGCGTCCTAGTAAACCTCACATGGATAGAAGGTTACAATCAGCAGAAGATTTTGATAAGTTTAAAGGATTGTTTACAAACCCTTCAGAGTTTCTATAAGTTTAACTAGGTTCACTAGCTGTAACTTACTTGCGTTGTTGTCACCACCCATTACACTTTTCTTAGGTAACTTAGGTAGGATTTCTTTTAGTTTATCTACAGGGAACACAAGGCTACATATTAACTCGTTGTTAATTGTTAGGTTGTGTACCCACATGTCAGCTTCGGTAGCTTCAATACCACTAGGCTTACCATAGCTTTGACTTTCAATACAGATGTTTCCAGTCTGTGCCCATCTGTCACGTTCTGTTTTTACTTCACAAGTTTTAGCACCGGAGAACATTTCATCAATGTACTTCTCCCATTGCTGTCCAAACGACAGGTCAATGTCGAACTTTTTTAATTCTTTGATGTCTGTGCTTTTGTTTAAAGGCATGTTCTTTCCTTTTAAGTTTAAGTAGAATCTAGCAGTCCTGTCCAGTTGAACAAGACCACTAGAAGTTTTATTGGTTTTACTTACCTCCACTTGTAATGTCTTTGTCTAAAAGTTTCCAGACGATACCAGCTGCGATAATCCCTGCCAGTCCTGCATTACCAAGTGTCCAAACAATATCAAGTATAGAGCCGATTACATTTCCTGTAAGGAAAGCTACCTTTGTACCAAAGATAATCTGCAATACAATTGATAGACTGATTAGTTTGATACCAACATCTATCGCACCATCAGCTACGTTCTTTATCTTTTCTAACATAGTTACTCCTTTGTTTTTAGTTTAACATCTATCTTATACAGTATTTTGTCTACTTGTTTTTGTAGAACAGGTACTGACACCTTTTGTTTCCATAACTTTCTAATTAAATTCACAGTCATCATTCCTTTATTATACCACATTATTGTGTTAACTTTATGACAATGACTTGCAAAGCTAAAATTAATAATATACCTTCTATCATTCTATATCCCTCTCTTCTTCAACCAAGTCAACAAGTTCACATACACTACCAGTACAGGCTAGGGTTTTAGTGCTAACAGTTTGGTCAGTCAACTCATACTCACTAATCAAATCCCAGTTAACTTCCTTAGGCATCTTCCAAGCTAGTTCATCATGAGTTTTCTTATCACACTCTTCATATGGTGCTTGCTGATATGAATGGTCAGAGTGAGGTAGGAAAGATACACCGGACACTTCATCAAAGTGTTTGTATACCCACGAACCTACTTCCATCCACTCATGTTCCCTAACACTAATGGTTACACTAGGCTTGTGCTCACAGTAATACCTCTGATATGTAAGCCATAGCTCTAGTTGTTCAATAGCAGTCCTCTCGTTCCTAGTTACTGCACCCTTAGGAGCTTTCATAGGGAAGGAGAATACTTTAACACTGTTAGGTTTCATTACATCAGGTTCAGCAGGTATACCTTGGTCCTCCATTAGCTGTGCTATTGGGTCCTTAGCATCTGCTCTAACTCTACGGATATAGTAATCACTGTGTCTGGTATGTATACCACTGGCACTGTCAACTAACTGACTGACTGTACCACTAGGTTTAATAGCAGTAGTAGCAGTAGCTTGTTGGATACCTAGTAGCTCTGACCAATGCTCATTAGTCTTAACAGTTTCTTTCTTTAAGTCTGATAAGAAATCAGGCAGGCTACGCTTACCGTAGTAACCTCTATCTTTACTGTTACCATTCATGAACTCATTGTCCATGATGCCAGTCAATGACACACCTAGTAATGCTTCCTCTTCTGTATTGTGTACCCACTTAGGACGTAGACGTTTGATGTTAGTCAGTGAAGCTTGGAAGGTACCAAGTATACTGGCTAGTCTAACTTTACGCATGATGTCTTTCTGTTTATCTTCTGCTCTGACTACAACCTCAGTCAAGTTACAGAACTGTCCATCCCTAAGAATGATTTCACTACAAGGGTTACAACCAAACAGGTGGTCAGTGTCACGTCTACCGATAGATTCTACTTGTTTGATAGCCGCTTCTCTGTTGAAGATACCACGCTCACCTGACTTAGATTCATATAAAGAAGTCCACTCCTTCATGAAGATACCAATGTCTGGCTTCTCTGTGTAGCATACACTGTTGTTACTTAGTGCCATCTCAGGGGTATCAGACCACCATTGACCTGACTTAGCATTACGCATGCGTTCATCAGTTAGGTTAGACAAAGAGATAAGTGCAGACCTACGTACACCACCCACAACTACAACCTCTGCTATCTTACACATCATACGGTGACACTCATAGCTAGTTAGCTTACGACCTACCGCTTCTTTAAACAAGTTGGTAGCAAAGTTAAACAAGTCCAGTAATGGCTCAGGTCCTGATGCTCTACCACCAAAGGTAGCTAGTCTTGAACCCTTAGGTCTAATCTTTGAGAAATCCCACTTAGGCATCTCACCATCATACAGATATGTAATTAGCTTACGAAAAGCAGACTGCCATCCTTCCTTACTATCTTGTACAACAATCACATCCTCTACATCTACTAACTCCTCAGGTACCTCAGGTAGTTTGTTTATCTGCTGTCGCTCTACACTAAAGCCAACACCAGTACCGTGCATAAGAATGAATAGACATTCATCAAATGCTTTAGGATGGTCAACACTAAGGTAAGCACAGTTATAACCTGCGATATGATTCTTAGCTAAGGCAGGACCTGCTGTCATCAGTGCTCTCATACTAGGCATAACCTCTAGGTTAAGCACAGCATCTTCAAGAATCTTACGAGTCTTGGGTACTAACTCAGGTAGCCATCTTGCATACCTGCTAAGAGCGATAAAGTTTTGGTAATCACTTGGTAATTTATTCATCCTCTAGTCCTTTAAATTTATGTATGTTATCAATCAGCTTGTCATCAAATCTTTCTACCAGTTCCTCAGGTTCTATGTCGAGGAACTCACAGAGCAGGCAGACATCAAACTCTTTAGTTATCTTTTCTTTAAGTTCATTTAGCAGTAGTGCCATAACGCTTTAGCTCCTTCAATGTATCCGTTGTGAACCACTTGAACCCTTCTTTCTCACACCACTCACCCATAGTAATCTTGGAACCTTTCCTAACTTTCTTGTTAGCATTGGTCAAGACAAACACAAGCTCCTGTGTGTGTAATGAATCTCGAATAGCTTTATACTTTTGTGTGTCGCCTACTCTAAAGTATCCTTTACACTCTACTAATATATTACCCTTAGTAAAATCAGGTATGTACTTACGCTTTGTTATGTAAGGTATATGGTAAGGTTCATAGTTCCAACCGGTTAGTTTATCACCAACACCGGCTTCAAACTTGTTCCTATATTTAATGGTATTTTTTTTCATCTTCTCTTATAAAGGTAAACTCAAGTTCACCATCTCCTTCCGGTATAAAATCTCCTTCAAGTAAGAAGGGTTGTTGTAGGCTTTCCAACATCAGAGCCATGTGTGCTACTAACTCATCAGGAGTTTCGCCTGTGGGTACAGCAGGGTCGACAGCAAAGCTACTGATTGTGCCATCAGGCTCATAGAAAACCTCTCGTATGGTACAAACACCATCCTTGTCCATCATCCCCCTGTATCTCCACTCCATTATTTATCCTTCTTCTTAGACTTCTCTTTAAGCATAGCCTGTATAAAACGAGAGCCATCATAAAAAGGAATGCCTTGTATTTCCCATCCCATATCCAAAGCTCTGTTCACTTGAGGTTCAAAGCTACGTACATCTGCTACTATTAATTTATATTCTTTACTCATA